CGCAAGTAAGCAATGAGCCAGAGTCCACGTTTAGAACGCTTGGCTGACTAATTGCTCCCACATTATACGTCAAGGATGACGCAGCGAGTTTATTGAACACGCCAACTAAGGCTGTTTCAATTCCATTGAGGTTGCCTTCGTTATCAAACAAAGGAACTGTGATTACCAGTTTGAAATTCGCTGTTGGTGCGATTGTATTGTGCTGGTTATTGTTAGGTGTTAGGTAAGGGTCATCTGGTGCAACGATAACGCTGTTCGCTAAAACGGTTGCAGGCGGGAACGCAAAAACTTGCCATAAAGAGTTATCAACTAAAGCAGTGGCAATAGTTGTTCTTAGGGTTGTTAATGCTGTTGACATTATCCAACCATTGAACTTGGGCTAATCGCGTGGGCCAACAAACCTCTGACGCGTGCAAGTAAAGTATTTCCCATGCGGTAAGGCGATGGTGAAAAGTCTGGTGAAACTCCGCCTGAGTTAGAAACCTGACGTGCTTGCCAGATGTCTACTGAAATCATAAGTGCCGCTTCTTGTACGGCTGCATCTAGTGTGTAATCAACATAAGTATCTGCTGCAACCTGGCCTAGTGGCTCGACTGGATGATAGGGAGCAGGTGTGTTGTTGTTGCCTGTGATGTTGTAAGTAATGTTGTAATCGCCAACGCCTGTGATTGTCTTAGAGCCGTTGTGCTTTGAACCGTTGCCTGATATAACAACTGTCTGACCTACATAAAAGACTTTTTCAACTAGAGTGTCAAAGTAAAGTGTTCCTGTTGTTGCTGTGTTGCTATGCCCTGCGTTAAATGTGTAGTTATTCCATAACATAGGAAGGATTACAACGTCAGCAGCGTCACACACGGATTGAAGGCTAGCGTCTGTATATAACGTGCCTACTCCAAGTGCTGAACGAAGTTCCGCAACTGTGCAAAGTGACATTCTTAATCCTTTCTAAAGACTGGGAGTGAGGCAAGGGCTGCGCCCCACTCCCAGCGACTTAGTAACCTATTAAGTTAGGTTGAACTTACGAACACCCTTACCTGACTTAGCAACATAAATTGCTAAATAACCGTAGAGATTAATTTCCACCTCACCTGATTGCAATACATTCAGACGAAGTTGTGTCGTTGGGGATTCCCAAACGTACACTGATGAAGGTGCAATAAGGAAAGCAGAGTTGTCAACAACACCTGATGCTGCAATGTTGTGGTCAACAATTAAATCAGTGCCTAGGATATTTCCACGTACTGATGATGCAACTGCTGTACCTGATGCGTTGTATGTTGCACCCTGTGCTGAGTACAATGCGCGTCCAGTGGTATCCGCGTATCCAGTAATTGCCGCCCATTGGTCTGTATTTACAACCAACTTGTTAGCGAAATCGCCACCTGTTCCCTTGTACGCTGCTGCGCCTTCAGTTGAGATGAATGATTGCAATCCTGCTGCTGTTGCTGCTGTTGTTGCTGCTGCTGTACCAGATGAAATGAGTTCTGTTAGAACTGCTGTATCTGTTGCCTTTTCGTACGCTTTACGAAGTTCACCCATCAAAAGTTCCATAAATGCAGGAGAACTTCTGTCGATGAGTTCAAAACTCACTCGGTTGAGTCCACTCATTTTGGAAATACTTACTGTGTCATAACTGGAAGTCATCCCAGTTTCAGATGGTGCTGCTGCTTCTGCTGTTGTTGCAACTGTTGGTGCAACGTTTGGTGTTCCCGCATTTGTGTAAAGACGTGGAACTGTAAATGACATTCCTGTTTCAGTTAATGCCGAACGAGTAACTGCATCAAAAACTGGACGGCCAGAGAATGTATCTGTAATGAAAGTATTTAGATGTGTTGGAAGTGTCAAACCAGTGTTGGTTGAAGTCGAATCATCTGCTGCGCGAACTACGCGGCGTGCTTCGTCATCACCAAGTGCTGCTTTGATGTTTGCTTCTAGGTATTGTGCTGATGTAATTGGTGCAACACGTTCGCGTACATTTGTAACGCTAACTGTTGGACGTGAGGCCTCTACCGCAGGGGTTTCGACCTCAGGAGTTGTTGCCTCTGCTGGAGTATTCTCCACGACGGCCTCACTTTCTGTTAGTTGGTTTTCTTCAACGATTTCTTCTGCTGGTGCAGATTCTTCCGCTGAAATCTTTGTGATTTGTGCTGACTTAAATGCTGGTTCTGTTACAGCAGATACTTCACGTAGAACGCTTGAAGTAACGTGCATAATGCCATCACGTGAAGGCTTTGAAGATTTAACTTCCACTCCCACACTAAGTCCTGTAACTAAACCTTCTTGAGCCATAAGCAAATAGTCTGTTGCTTTGCTGCTACGGCTTAAAGAAAAAACGGCATAAACACCATCTGCACGTGTTTCAAAAGATTGAGCGCGACCCAGAGGTTGTTTAATGTCATGTTGCGCCAAAAGGCGGATGGACTTAGGTTCTGGTATCTCTATTGAATCGCGTTCAAAAATAACTGCGCCTGCTGAAGTATTTCCTACTTCATTTGTTCCCATTGGAACAATCTTGCCGCTAATTGTTCTTTCCTCAACTGAAGCAGTAAGTTCTGCTGCTTCTAGGGTAAATGTCATCATTTCTGACATTACATACCGCCGTTTCCATTAGATGTTTGGTCTGTCATTTCCATCGCCTGTTCTAAAGTAATAAGGCCTAAGGAAAGTAGTTTTTCAATTACCAAAAGTTCTTGCATTGGGTCTTGACGTAGGAATTGCTTGTCTAGGTCAAAACGAACTTCGTTTCCATGCGCTGTTATATCGTCCATTGATAAACGGTCCTCAATTGCAGATACATAAGGCTGCAAAGAATACGCAAGAAAATCTTTGCGTGAATCAAGGACATTGGTATATGTATAACTTGAGTTCATATCTGCTGAAACGTAAATGGCAGGAACATTCATCATTCTTGCAACTTCTGTACTAAGGAATTGTTTTGATTCGTCGTACATCATGTCTTTAGGTGAGAAAGATGTTGCTTGGTATTCTAAAGTAGAAGTGAGATAAGCAGTTGAACGATTATTTCTAGCATTGCGCCAAGCGGCAAGTAATCCCTGAACTTCTTTAGGGTCTAGGTCAGCACCGTTATTTTTTAGCACTCCAGATGGCATAGGTGTCGATGCTGCAATAGATGCTGCTTTGTTTAAGTCAACACATGCTTTAATAAGTTCTTTGCCGCGGGATAAAACACCTTCATCAAATGCTTGGAATGTAATTAAACTTCCAATACCTTCCATCGGTACTGCATAACCATCAACATAATACTGAGTTACAAATTCATTTTCTAAATCTAAATTAAATGTAACGCGAGTATTTGCAACCCATTCGAACCTCGCAGGACGTCCATCATCCGCGTACAATTCTTTGACGCGCCAATAAGCAACGCCATAAAATAATAATGAATCAACGGTCCAAGCAATAGTTACTGAACGTGGTTGCGATTTAGAAGGTTGTTCTAACCAAACAGGTGAACCTAGTTCTTCTCCAGTTGATTTACGGTATAACTCTAAAGGAATTGAAGCAATAGTGCCTGCAATTAGATTGCGGCAACGTGCCACGGATGCAACAGACATTGCTTCTTCGCGACGAATACCAAGAACACCATAATTGTAAAGATTAAAATTTTCTGACATTAATTGCGGCGCATATTGCGCGAGAATAGAAGATTCTTGCTTTTGTGGTGCTTGCGTATTAAAACGCGAAAAGATACCCATTTAGACAGTGTATCACACTTTGTCTAATATTTGACAATTTCGTGTCGTTGTGTCTAGGCAACAATTTGAGGACGTGAAACTGGCATAGATAGTTTATGAACAACCATCGCAGTTGCAATTGCTCCAGAAACATCTCCAGCACTCTTACGTCTTACGATTCTCCAGGCAGTGTCGTTTGTTTTGGCTGCACAGTTATTAAACATGCCCACCAATTCCTGTTGGCCTTGATGCTCAACCCTAGAGTTCACGAATCCATCTAAAAGTTCCCCACACGCCTGATAAAAGCGTTGACCAGAGCAATCTTCAACCATAACGCCTGCATTTGATAGGCGGTCTGCAATTGACTGCGTGGTGTATTTGTCGTACATGACTGCACGCGGTTTCCATTGGTCGCAGAGTGCTTTTATGTCTGCCGCTATCTTCAAATCATCTACTGCAACAGAGTTTTCCCATGTCTGCATTAATCCAAAGCCTATTTTGCCATCTGGAAGAATCTGGCCACCAATAATGCTTGCATTGCGTCTTGATGGGCTTACGTCAAAGGCAAATATGGTAATTGGTCCAGGTGACATAACTAAATCGCTATTTGAGGTTGCTTCAATAACGCCAAGCGGCCAAGGTGATTGCAATGAGTCAACCCATTGGCAAAGAGTTTCCGTCCTGGTTGTTTCAATGCTAGATGTTGCAATAGATTCCTCAATTGCCTCTTCTGACACTGTATATCCTAATGCAGGGTTTGCCATTGCCCATGCTTCGCGGTCATCTATCTTGCAATACTGAGGTGCGCTGTATTCGTAATAGCCTAAAGACTTAGGCGGATAAGAACGCGCTCTTTCGATGATGGAATTAAGCACTGTGCTAAACGCATCACCTGCGTTGGTTGTATAAAGCGCTTGCGCATTAGCGCGTGCGCGTGTCACAGGCGTTGCAGCCTGAAAAGCCTCTTCTGAGATTTCGCGTAACTCATCAATCCATAAATAGTCGGCTGTTCGACCACGCGAACCATCTCTTGTTGCTGCAACAACATCTAAACGCGTGCCATCTAGTAATTCAATGGACTCTGTTCCATTTGCATACCTAATCTGTTTAACCATTGCCTTCATAGTCGGATTGCCTTCGATGATATAAGCAATCTCTCGAAATGAGGTCAATGCCATGCTTCTATTAGAGGACATAATAAGGATGTTCTTAGAAGGCCATTTAAACAAGTGTGCCAAACAGAGCATACGCGCAAAATGACTTTTTCCAGATTGGCGTGCGATTAATAGCAGGTTTGACTTGCGAATAAAATTACCTTTGCTATCAATAGCCAACATATCTTTTGCGATGAACTTCTGCCAAGGCAAAAGCGGTTGGCCAAGCATGTTGGCAATATCTTCTACATCTTTTACCAGGGATTTACCTTTGAGGTATGGACTATGAAGCCTTGGTTCAGTTGCCCCTCGTAAGACTTTTTTCTTTTTGGTTTGTTCTGTCATCACTCTGGTTTATTTTCCGATTGAAACGGACTGGTTCGAAGCGGTTTGGACCGTGTCGGGGAGGGACGTTCTGGAAAAACAGGGGGGGTAGAACCCTTCAATAAAAAAAGGCTTTCTGAGCGTGCGCCCTTGCGTATGTTACATGCTCTACATGAGGCTACTAAGTTATCCATCTCATGACCACCACCAACCTTGCGTGGAATTATGTGGTCCACTTCTGTTGCTACCTCACCACAATATGCACAGGTGTAAGCATCGCGTGCTAAGACACGCAACCTTTGTTTCTTCCAATGACCAGTGCTTAGGTCATCACCTCTTAGTGCCATCCCTTACGCTTCCAATGTTTGAGAGCCTTACATGTATCAGGCTGCATGCCCTCTATTGTACGCACATAACCATAACGATTACCTATATAACGTAAGCCCCAATCTATTTGTTCTATTGGGTTAGCAGTACGTAACCACTCACTCTTACCTTGGGGTATCCCATATACCTGGTGTGTACCACCTATGTTACCTACTGCCTTCCATCTCCAAGCAGATTCTTTACCATACAGAGTTGCTAAACATTTGTAATGCTTAACTGTTAATTGTCCTTTTGCATATTCTTTAGATGTAATGCGTTTTGTTGGCGGGTTTGTCGCAGTTGCTGCTGATACAAAAAGGAAGCATAGAGCCGTCCCTAACACGATTGCTACCGAGCGAACTAACCGCTTCACGGTTCGCTCTGAGCAGTTGGGCTGCTCTAGCCTTCTGAGTGTACTGGTCATGTCAAATCCATTTCTATAAGTGCTGGTCAGGACGGCGTTTCTATTTATCGGTTGAGTAGAATCCCTTTCCTTTGAAGATTAAACCTGGTACTGAGTAGATGCGATTAGCCTGTGCGCCACAATCTGTGCAGCGCACTAGGTCATGGTCCATTGATAGTTCTAACTCCATTTGTGTATTACAAATAGGGCATCGATATTCATACATTGGCATTAGGCGCTTCTTTCTCACAGGTGTTACATCTCCAATGTTTGATTTTCTGACTTCCACATTTATCGCAACGTTCGACTGCTGCTTCCCAGTCTATGTCTGGAGGTATTCGGTCATAATCTGCTTTGCGTAATAACTCCACCAAATCACCTAATGTCAACATACAGACGAACTCCTCGACTGCTGCTTCCCCTTGCCCATTAAGTCTGAAACACGCAAACCCTAATTCCCCCGATTTAGACGTGCGTGCTTTGATTTGGCGAAGTGTCCCTTTTATGTCAAGTGAGTTACGCGCCTTTACCTCAATGTCGAACGGAACATTAAGGCAATCTTTGCCTTGACCTCTTCCTACGCTAGCGTGTGGCCACCATTGCTGCAAATATGATGCTACCAAACGCTCAGTGGCGTAGCCACGATGCTTACGGCTCTGTTGGCTCATCTGGTTCTTTTGTGACAGTCAATGCAATATGGCTTACTGCATGACATCTTAGACAGGTGATAAATACCTCATCATTAATCGCTGGAGTAATAGCCAAAGGTTCATTGCATAAATCGCAATAGATAACAATATCCTGCGGTTCTTCGAACTCTCCGCCCAGGATGGTGGCTGTGCCATTATCAAATACTACCATTTCACCCATTATTTTCCCATAACTGCTAGTAGGTCATTTACTGTGATGAGAAAACCTCTGCTCTTATTTGGAGGAATCTCACAATTGATTTCACGACCATATTTATTTATGGCCTGAATCACATTTATTGTTGGAATCATTAAAACGCTTTCTTCTAAGACAAAAGCCCAATAATCGGCTTCTGTGACTGCAATCCCTGAAGCCTGCCAACTTTGCGTGCTGTTGTACCAACACTCAACCTCTATGTATAAGTTGCCAGTTTCATGCCATCGACGGTCACGTTTGACTTCAACCGTTTTACCGTTCGTAAGCAATTCCTCAACTAACTGCTCACCTGCATAGCCATAACGAAAATCGAGGTCAAAAGAGGAAAGGCTCGTCATCCTCTAACCTTTTGTGGCTGCCATTGTCCGTTTGCGTTTAGTTCTAGCCAAATGCGCTCTGGGTCACATGGCTTTGTCTGACCAACCTGGTAAATACCAGATTTGTAACAACAATCCCACGCAGCCCACTGCTTGCCATTCTTGCCTGTGCCAGTGCGTAAGATTCTTTGCTTGCCGCAATTACATAGCGGGATGTCCTTGTCAGTTGTACCGCCTATAATTTCCTTCACGGTTGCAACCGCTTCAGCGGATGTTGCAGGTGGTGCAACAGTTTTAATTGTCCAAGGGTCCTCTTCATTCACGATAGGGATATATTCTTTGGATTTAGGTTTTGAGAGTTCGACTCTCGCCATGTCTTGAACTGTTGGTTTGTGTTTTGTTTCGAGGATAAGTGATAATGCTCGGCCAATCGCTGACGTGACAGTATCTTCAACGTAAAACTTACGCATCGAAGCATTAAACGTACTTGCATCTCCAAAAGCGTAATCGACAGCAGCAGGAAGCGTATCTTCATGCTCGCGGTAAATCTGGGCCGATACAAGGATATGACCCTTTTCAGCATTGAATTGAATAACATCTGTGACAATCCTTCCGACTGGGAACGCCACCTGAAAACGGCGAATCCTACTATTGATATCTTCATACGAACTTAAATCAAACATATAGTTCATCCTCTTCTGTTGCTAGTTCGAGAGCGATTGCCAGATAAGCAATTGCATCTACATAGGAATCAACGTGGCTTGGGGTTTCTTGGATTCGGCTAAGTTTGACTTCGACCATTGCAAGACAAGCCTGTGCGTCTGTGATTGGGAAATCGAATAGATTGGATAACCTTGCAGATATCCGACCTTGATTAATTTTCGGATGGCCGTAGATTGCACCACGATTTTGCATAATGTCGATTGCATCGATTAGGGCCTTAGTTGCTTTCAATTATTCCCTCCAAAATTCTTGTCTAGATACTGCCCGTCCTCGTAAATAGCCGTCACGATGACCTTGCTCTTTGCCAATAGTAATGCCCATGTAATAGCCAATAGTTGTGAATAAGATTCCAAATGCGAAACACCAGAATAATGACATTAGTTGCTCCAACACATTGATTGATAATCAGTGATTAAGCACCATTGACCTAAAGCATCATCAAATAGGACTTCATAACTGTTGCCAAAGTCCTGAAGGATTGTGCGTGCCGCCATGAGGTTGGCGTAATTGTCAAACCAATAGATGTAATCAAGATTGTAATTAACCTGGCCTTCGAAGCGTCCATCCTGTGCTTCCCAGCCATTGCCCTTGAACTGCATCGAGGTTTCGTTTAGATTCTCAAAATCCTCTGCCATGTCCATATAGATTGCTTTCATTGCGCCCATCTTTTGCCCCTTTTCCCAATTCGTTCGATTGGTTATGGCATTAGTGTTGCACGGATTTAGGCTGAGTCAAGGCTATTTTGATAACGAAATGGTAACAATTCTCCATCGTCCATTTGGACATCAATGTCCCTGCGCACAGGGAAGATGTCGCTAGCGAGGCCGCCCATAGCGCTTACCATGCACTACAAACGTGCCGTCCTTTTCTACATAAATCAGGTCAACCTGGACATTCTTGCCTATCTCTGTGACAATGGCAAAGGCTTGCTGCCAATTCGGCATAGATACGTATTTGGCGGCCTTAACGCTCATTGCGTGTCCTACCTCAACTCCGTGCAGTACGCGCCTCACAGAGCCGTTGTAGGCCTCAGAAACGGCACTCCTACCAGCACGATGCGTGTGACCCATAATGGTTGATACGCCTGCCTTTTTTGCCTGGTTCAACGCGCTCATTCCAGGATTGGGATTGAGGCCGCCTAAATCGCCATGAACGGCAATCCAGCCCTTTGCAATCGGATAAGCCTCTTTGTGGAATTGAATACCTAGTTCATCAAGTTTTAGGAACTTCTCGAACTTCAATTCTGGCAAGGATAGAAAGGCAGGAATCTTTTTCATAATCACGTTATACAAACGGTCAGTGTGATTCGAGCGAATGGTATGGGCTTCCTTGGCGTACTGAGTCAAGCGCCATAACACATCAACTGTGTGGTCACGGTCAGAGGCTAATGTCTGCTCGTACCAGCCTGGAGTGTTTTCAGTCCAACGGCTTATCTGAGGAAGGTCAATCTCATCTCCGATAGTAACGACAGAGTCGTGCTTAAACGCTTTTGCAAATAGTTCAAAGTTTCGTACAACATGCGCATCCTCGTAAGGGCATTGAAGGTCGGGCCAAACGATAGTTCGTTTCATTCATCCTCATCGTCATCCTCGTAATCGCCGAATTTTTCGGGTTCGATTGGGGTAGGCAAAATCCAAGCAGGATAGGCTTGTGGCTCTGTAATCATAAATAAAGCAACAGACTCCGAGAAGCCTGCCCTTTTCAATGACTTGTAATACTCATGCAACCCGATGCAAAAAGCGTCAAGCGGTGAGTAGCCTTGTTCTTCTAAAGCCTTAGTTGCTTTTCTTGCCATGAGATAATTGTTACCTCTCTAGGATACGAATAATCGTTTCAACACGCGCTTCTAATGCAGTTATTTGGTCGCGCATAGAAGAGCCGCTATTTGGCTTTAGTTCGTTTAGATAATGCTTTACTAACCATTTGACTGCACCAATAAATGAACCAATAACGGTCAGCGCAACAGCGACAACAGCCGTCCAATCTGTTGGACTCATGAGATTTGGTCATCGGACGGGTCTAGGTATTTAACAATTGGTGCAACTAAAGCAGATGCAAGAACTGCATATTCAGGACGAATATCGGCAACTAGCGCAAGGCCTAAAGTAATTGCTGAAACTGCAACAGCCTTGAGGTAAGACTTAATTGCGTTCTTTGTATTTTTATTCATTTGCATTTCCTATTCCTAACATCGGGGTATCGAACCAAGAACCGTTCTCATCGCCCTTTTTAGTAAAACTGATATGGATATGCTTATCGTGGCGATTAATGCCAGAGTAAGTTCTCCAACGCCAAAATGATTTAACACTGGCAATTTTTCCTGAGTAAATGACGTACTTGATTCTTTTATCGCGCTTGGCACAAATGCGTATTTGGTCGGCAAGATAAGCACCTGTACTGGCTCGTGAGTCGAGGTCCTTATCCACATCAATAGCCCTGACGTAGCCGTCAACCTTATCGGGAAGGTGGTCACTCGTACCTGCTCGTTGATGGCGCGCATCGCCTATCCAACCATCAGACTTTCTATCGCGGTTTGGAAACGCATCATCAATCTGCTCACGAAGTTGCTGCCCTGCTTTACAGAGTATTGGCTTCATCTAGACTCTTTAGATATTCCTGATAATCAGGATTGTCTGGATTTGTTCCAAAAGATGTACGCAC